TTGCGTTGGCAAAAAATTGAAGATATAACATATCTCAAGCGTCGTTTTGTACCAAAAAATGGATTAGTTCTAGCTCCACTTGAAAGACATGTTATTGAAGATATGCCACAATGGATCAAAAACAATGGAAACGATCCTTTCCAAGCCACAACTGTTAATGCATCTGCTGCTGTTAGAGAAATGTTCCATTATGGTCGCGATGAATTTGATTTCTTTAGACGAAGAATGGAAAAATTATTGCGAGACAATGGTTGCCCTCCATTGCATGAGAAGGATTATGACGAATTGCTACACGATTATTTAGGACTGGGTTTTGTGGGACAAGGTGATATCAGCTACCAAGATAGCTGGAGCATGAATGATTCTACTTTTGTTGCCCAGTCTGGAAATGAAAGAACTACAATTTCATCATTAAAAGGGTTCGTTAAAGCACGACCTGATGTGTTAGATGTCGTTGAAGTTTCACAGTCTTGGGCAATTTGTGGAGAAGATGCATCCCTTGATATGCGCGAAACTGATATCAAGGTCGCCGAGTTTATGGAAGGCCGATCACAAGAAATTGATGATGCAGCTCAAGCTCGACAACTTGGATTGAACCCAAATGATATTGTGTGGAATCGTCAATTGTATTATGCTCAACGTAGAGCTAATGCTATTAAAGAGCAACATAAGATGGGTAATTTTGTTGCGCAACAAAAGGAAATTAGACTCACAGTCGATCAAGCTGAAAGAGTTTTGCCAATAACTGGTCGTAACGAACCACGTGTTTTATTTATGAAAATAAAGAAAACCACTGATGTTGTTAAACCTTTTGTTGGACAAATGGATGCTAACCAACGTGCTCCTGAAGAAGCTGCAACAACTGAATCGGTGGGTATGACAAAATTTGAGGATACAACAATTACTAGTGTCGAACCCACAACTACAGTTCCATTGATTCCTGCAAATCCTTATCCTGACATTGATGTTGGTGGAATTCTTGGGCGTATCCAGCAAATACATCGTTTCAGCTGGACTAGTGCCCAAACCCAACATGTATCAGTCTCAGATTGCCGATTTCCTAAGATGTTGATGGATATACCTATTATATCTCAAACATTGAAACCATATACTTTTATGAGATGTAAATCGGTTTTTATGCGGTGTGAAATTAACACTACTGCTTTTCATCATGGCACTTTGTTAGTTATGTGGTCTCCTTTTGGCCCAATGGATACAATTGCTTCTGATATATTTAGAGGTAGTAGTTTTCCACACGTTATAATAAGCGCTAGTGCTGGTAATGTAGTTGAATTTGAAATTCCATGGATGTTGCCAACATTATATTGGAATATGAAACGTGGTCCAACCACTTCATCAGCCCCAGATTTGTTTGGCCATGTCAAATTTATGGTTTTAACTCCACTTAAAAGCATGAATGCAACTGGAACTGTTTCTGTTGATGTTAATTGTTATGCATATTTTAAGGGAGCAGAAGTCGCTGGACCAAATTATCCAAATTATTCTATGAGTGAATTTAAAGCTCAAATGAATAGAGAGCAGACAACACGTTCGGCGGTTAAAACTCTAGCAGCTATTGCTGAAGCTACTGGTCCAATAGTAGCAACTATCACTGGAGTGCCACAAGCAAGTGGGATTGCAAAACAAATTGTTAAAGCTATAAGTGGAAGTGAATTTAACAATCCTACTACAGTTCAAGGTGTTACTTTCACACAAGATAGACAAGATAGTCTTCAATTTGTCAAAGGATTGAGTAATGCACAAAAACTGAGTGCTGATCCTCAAAACGCCGTTAGTTGTGATCATCGTTATTATGGGGACAAAGAAGATTACAATATATTATCGAATTATTGTATGTTGCCTACTGTTTTCAAGCTGTTTTCATTTACCAATTCTTCTCTAACGAAATCACTTTTAGCGAGTTGGAGGGTTCACCCTTTGGTTTGCCCATCTTCTACTGATAGTGAAACAGGCGATATTGTTGCTACTCCCACTCATCTGGCTAATGCAGCTTGTAATTTTGAATTGTGGAATGGACCTATTCGTTATAGAATCTCATTCGTAACAAGTAAATTTATAACTGCACGTGTCAGAATAGTTTGGACACCTGAAGTCTATTCATCTGATGAAGATACCGCCGGTTCTGGCAGTGTTTATTCAAAAGTTATTGATATAACTGGTGAAACCAATGTAGATATTGAAATACCCTATTTCAATGAGAAAATTTGGAGTCGTGTGTTTCCATCTGGCATATCCATGGGTATGGTTCCGTCAATTGATCATTGTTCAGGGCAAGTGTCCATTTTCCTTGTAAATCCAGTTAAAAACGTTAATTCATCTGCTGATAGCGTTGTTGATTGTGTTATCTGGACTGCAGCTGGACCAGGAATGCGATTTACCAGGATAGCAAATAGAGTACCATATGATGCTATAATTATGGATAGCGATATAGCATCAGATAAATTTCATGCTCAGAGCTCGTATGACACTCGCGCTATGTTCAGAGGGGACTTCGAGACTTTGGCTCCAGCAACCACTTTTATTTATCAAAACTTGGCCAATGGTGATAGTGTTAATTCTTGGAAGGAATTAATTACTAGACCTAATCGTGTTGGATTGACCTATTGGACTCATAACAACTCTGGAAGTGATTACCTTGAACCACACACTGTCGATTGGAAACAGGAGATGCATGATTTTACGACCTATAGTATTTACACTGTGTCCAATGCAGCAGCATGCGATCCACGCATGAATACTGTTTATAGAACATTTAAATTCTATAAAGGTAGTATGCGCTATATTTTTAAGAAAATTTATCAATACAGCAGCACTACTACCAATGGACATGGGTATGAAGGTTGGGACGTTCTTTTTGAAAACTTTAGTCCTGATATGGAGGAAAATGAAACGCTTCCATATTCACAACCAAATCCCCATGCATTGTGGAATCCTGATACTCAACTATACGGTGTGGTCGAAATTCCTTACGAAAATGAGTTCCATGTGCAAAGTTGGGCGTTGGGTGGAATGTACGAACGCTGGCAAAGTGTTAAAATTGCAGCTGGTTGGCGTTACAATGAGGTCAATACTACTGAACATGGTGCATACCACACATGGATTTCACCAGGAGATGACTTCACTTTTGGTTTTCCAATCGCTCCACCCCAGCGCTTGACTTATGGGGATTTGGCACAAAATATCAAAGTCAAGAAATCACTTGATGCTGCATTTACTAAAAATGCTAAATCAAAAACAACTCCGGAGGGAGAAACTCGAGAATTGAATCGCAGAGTTAAAAACTTAAATCTCAGATCAACTAATGATTTGAGCGGTGGCCAACAGCCGTGAATGGGCAACTT